GGAAACCAATGCCAAGCTGGATAAGCTGCTGCTTGCCATCAATAACGCATTTGACACGCTGGTGGAACGCGGACAAGACTTTGACGCCACGGCGGTCAAGGAACTGTTCCAAGGCAGCATGGAAACACAGATGACATTGCTTAGAATGACTGACCGTATCTGTGAGGACTTGAAGGCACGTATCGGCATCGACCGTGCCAAAGGAACATATCCCGGCTATTACTACATGAGAATGAGATTGGGTGAGTTCATCCAGTGGCAGTTCAAGACGAAGGACATCGCTTTCGGCCAGCTTACCGAGCAGTTCATCCATGACTACCAGAATTATGTAATGGACGTAAAGGGACTGGCGGTAGATACCGTGCGCCATTATCTCGCCATTCTGAAAAAGGTATGCCGTATTGCCTACAAGGAGGGATACGCAGACAGGTGTTTCTTCGCCAATTTCACCCTTCCACAAAAGACAGAACGCACACCGAGGGCATTGAGCCGTGAGGACTTCGAGAAAATCCGTGATGTGGAAATACCCGCATGGCGCACCACACACATTCTTGCCCGCGACCTTTTCCTGTTTGCCTGCTATACGGGAACCGCCTATGCCGATGCGGTGAGTGTTACCCGTGAGAATCTTTACACGGACGATGAGGGAAACCTCTGGCTGAAGTACCACAGGAAGAAAAACGAGCTTCGGGCAAGCGTCAAACTGCTTCCCGAAGCACTTGCGCTGATAGAGAAATATCGTGATGACAGCAGACCGACACTTTTCCCGATGGTTCATCACCCCAACATGAAACGACATATGAAAGCCCTTGCTGTCCTTGCCGGAGTGAATGGCGGCTTGTGCTATCATCAGGCAAGACACTCATTTGCCTCGCTGATTACGCTGGAAGCCGGAGTACCGATAGAAACCATCAGCCGGATGCTGGGACATTCCGACATAACCACCACGCAGGTGTATGCCCGTGTCACTCCGAAAAAGCTGTTTGAGGACATGGACAAGTATATCGAAGCAACCAAGGACTTGAATCTTGTCCTGTAATCATTAAAATAAGAAACTTAAAATATTACAATTATGCGCAGTACATTTTCCGTATTACCATACATCAACAGGAATAAAGTAAAGGCTGACGGCACGACCGCCGTCCTTTGCCGCATCACCATAGACGGCAAGAGTTCCACAATGGCGACAGGCATCTATTGCAGACCCGAAGACTGGAACAGCAAGACAGGCTCAATCCGTACCATCCGTGAAAACAACCGCTTGCTGGAGTTCCGCAAGTCCGTCGAATGTGCCTATGAGGATTCATTGAAGAAGCAGAACGTAGTGAGTGCCGAGCTGCTCAAAAATACGCTGGCAAAGAAAGCCGTCATTCCGGTCAAACTGTTACAGATGGGCGAGATGGAACTTGAAAGGCTGCTTGTCCGCTCAAAGGAGATAAATTCCACTTCGACGTACAGAAATTCAAAATACTATCAGAAGTATTTGACGGACTTTCTTGCCTCACAGGGAAAGAGTGATATAAATCTGGCTGAAATCACGGAAGAGTTCGGCAATTCCTATAAAGCTTTCCTGAAACGCTACAAGAACTTCGGACCGTCACAGATGAACAAGTGCCTGTGCTGGCTGAGCAAGCTGGTGTATCTTGCCGTTGATTATGAGATACTCCGTGCCAACCCGTTGGAAGACATGGAATACGAGAAGAAGCCCGCTCCGAGGCATAAGCACATCAGCCGTGCGGAACTGAAGACCATCCTCGAAACACCGATGCCCGACCCCTTGCAGGAACTTGGGCGGAGGGCGTTCCTGTTCTCGATTTTTACGGGACTGGCATACGTGGACATCATGCTGCTCCATCCGCACCATATTGGCACGACATCGGACGGCAGGCGTTATATCCGTATCAACCGCAAGAAAACCAATGTGGAGGCATTCATCCCCCTGCACCCGATAGCAGAACAGATACTTGACCTCTACAACACCAAGGACGACACCAAGCCAGTATTCCCACTCCCAAGCCGTGACGAGATGTGGTTTGAGATACATGAGATGGGTGTTGCCATCGGCAGGGAGGAAAACTTGTCCTATCATCAAGCCAGACACTCCTTCGGGACTTTTTTGATTTCGGAGGGTATCCCCATTGAGAGCATAGCCAAGATGATGGGCCACTCCGGTATAAAGACCACCCAGCGGTACGCGGAGGTCACTGACAAGAAGATATCCAAAGATATGGACAATCTGATAACAATCAGACGCACCTACGGAACAGGCATATCAAGGGAAAGGAAAACGAATGGAAATGGAACGGATAAGGAGGTATGACAATGGAACGGGGAATAATCGCTATCAGTGAAAACGGGATGGTCACCATGCCTACCGCTCCCGTCTGGATGACGATGGAAGAAATAGCGGATATGTTTATGGTATTCTGCTACGACATCCGCACAGCAGTACATGCCATTTATAAGAATCATGAGTTATTGGAAGAAGAAACGAAACGGTACATCAGACAAGTCGACGGAACACGTTACGAGGTGTATAGCCTTGAAATGGTGATTGCTCTTGCATTCAGACTACGTGGAAGGGAATGTTTGATTTTCAGAAAATTCGTCATAGACAGGCTGAACACAAGCCACAGCAGAAAATCGCTTCACCTTTTCTTTTCGCTCTCCCCATATAATGGACGGAGAGCAGACAGCTGAAAAAGGTGAAAAGAAAAACAGAAGCCGACAACGGACTGGAAACGTATTCCTCTGTTGTCGGCTTTCATTTTGTCATACCATTTAGGTGTCTTTTTTTCTGAACGCTTCACGGTAATTGGCAAGAAGCATCCGTTCTATGTCCGATTCCTTGTAGAGAATCTTACCGCCCAACTGGTAATAAGCTATTGTCCCGTTGTTGCGGTAGTCCTGCAAGGTACGGCGGCTCACTTTGAGTCGTGCCGATACCTCCCTATCCGTCAGAAAGCGTTCATTGCTGAATGAAGCCCTGCTTTTTTCGTTCATGCTTTCAATGCCGTCAAGCATGGTGTCCAATTGTTCCATGAAGCCGATAGCCCATTCATCGTTAGTCATAATCGTTTTGTTCATTTATTACAGTGGATTTAGTGGTACAATAAATTCAATTACATTCAGATGGTCTTTCCCTAACAGGCGGATCCTTTCGTCTGTCTTCTACAAACCGTACGATACGCAGCACGTCTTCCGGCTTGTAGAAAATCTTATGTCCAATTTGGGAGTAAGCCAGTGTGCCGTTGTCGCGAAGCGTCTGCAAGGTACGGGGACTGATGCGTAATTGCTGACAGACTTCCTGATTGTCCATCCAGCGACTGAACCTTCCCTCATCCCTTTTGTTTAGAATTTCATTCACCCGGTCGGAGAAGTGGCTGAACTTCCCGACCATTTCTTCAAACACGTCTTTTGAAATAATCACAAATTCATTCATTGCATATACTGTTTTTATTATTGATAATCTGGTTTACCCACAAAGTAAAGCCAATATTCGCATCGGACAATGGTTTTACGGCTGATTGGCAGCTTGTGGCAGCAAGTGGTCGGGAGTGGCATTATCCACTAACCCGTAACAGTTGTTCCAAGTGACCGTGATGCAAATAAAAGCCAAGTCTGGCAAATTCCAACCAACTCACAACATCGTGGCAGTATTTGGCACCGATGTAGTAGCCTATGGCGTTTTTGTTTTTATTGTGCTTTCACTAAGATTTCAGCATAAGTGAAGAATATTATAGTATCATTGGATATACAAATTGCCAATCATAAAACACTTATTACTCAAATATACAACCTTATAGTTGTGCTCCTCAGGTATTTATATTACCTTTGCATTCAAACAAGATAATCTTTCAATAAATACAATGACAGACAGAATATATTGTGATACCTTAGAAGCCAGATGCACAGCTAAGCCTGAGCAGGATAACAAGGATTGGGCAGAATACTCGCAGCTGATTGCTGCTACTATGTCCAAACGAATGGTGGAACTTGGTTTGACACAACAGATGCTTGCTGAAAGAATGAATTGCACCCAACAATATATTTCTAAAGTATTGAAAGGGAAAAAGAATATGTCGTTAGAAACGATATGTAAGATAGAAAACGCATTGGGTATTGAGATTATCAGAAATCTGAACGGAAATAAATAACAAATAAAAGGCGGAGCAAAATATGTCAATACAAAGTGAAGCGGCATTGGAAGCCGGACTTATCGCTACACTTCAGCAAATGGATTATGAGTATGTCCAGATTGCTGAAGAAGATAATCTTCAAGCAAATTTCAAACGGCAATTGGAGATACATAACCGTAAACGGTTGGCTGAATATGGTCGAACTGAATTTACGACAGAGGAATTTGAAAAGATTCTTATCTATCTTGAAGGCGGTACACGATTTGAAAAGGCGAAGAAACTACGCGACCTTTATCCGCTTGATACGGCAGACGGTAAACGTATTTGGGTGGAATTTCTCAATCGTCAACAATGGTGTCAGAACGAGTTTCAGGTTTCCAATCAAATAACGGTGGAAGGTCGAAAAAAATGTCGCTACGATGTGACTATTCTTATAAATGGTCTGCCATTAGTGCAGATTGAATTGAAACGCCGTGGCGTGGAACTCAAACAGGCGTACAATCAGATACAACGTTATCACAAAACATCTTTTCACGGATTATTTGACTACATTCAGTTGTTCGTTATTTCCAACGGCGTAAATACCCGTTACTTTGCAAATAACCCGAACAGCGGTTATAAATTCACGTTCAACTGGACGGATGCAGCCAATGTGCCGTTCAATGAACTGGATAAATTTGCTGCCGCTTTTTTAGAGAAATGCACTTTGGGCAAAATCATTGGCAAATATATCGTACTGCATGAAGGCGACAAATGCCTGATGGTACTCCGTCCGTATCAATTCTATGCCGTAGAGAAAATATTGGACAAGGTAAAAAACTCCAATGGCAACGGTTATATATGGCATACGACCGGAGCCGGAAAGACTTTAACTTCATTCAAGGCAGCACAACTCGTTTCCGAACTGGACGATGTAGATAAGGTTATGTTTGTGGTTGACCGCCATGACCTTGATACACAAACCCAATCGGAATATGAAGCCTTTGAGCCGGGAGCAGTGGATGGTACAGATAACACGGACGAACTTGTAAAGCGGTTACACAGCAACTCCAAGATAATCATCACTACTATTCAAAAGCTCAATGCCGCAGTCAGTAAGACGTGGTACAGCAATAAGATAGAATCCATACGCCACTCACGTATTGTAATGATATTTGACGAGTGCCACAGAAGTCACTTTGGGGAAAGCCACAAAAGAATAATGAAGTTCTTTGACAATGCCCAAGTGTTCGGATTCACGGGTACGCCCATCTTCACGGAAAATGCCGTGGACGGGCATACCACCAAAGAAATATTTGGCAATTGCCTGCACCAATATCTTATCAAGGATGCCATTGCCGATGAAAATGTACTGGGATTCCTTGTAGAATATTATCATGGGAACGAGAATGTAGAAGCGGGTAATGCCAACCGAATGGAGGAAATAGCCAAATTCATCCTTAATAATTTCAATAAGTCAACTTTTGACGGTGAGTTTGACGCCCTGTTTGCCGTGCAGTCTGTGCCGATGCTTATACGTTATTACAAGATATTCAAGTCTCTGAATCCGAAAATACGTATCGGTGCGGTGTTCACATACGCTGCCAACAGTAGCCAAGATGATGAACAGACAGGAATGAATACAGGACAGTATGTCAGTGAAAGTACAGGTGAAGCAGACGAGCTTCAAGCCATCATGGATGACTACAATGAAATGTTTGGCACAGCATATACTACCGAAAATTTCCGAGCCTATTACGATGACATCAATGAACGCATGAAAAAGAAGAAAGCGGACATGAAACCGCTTGATCTCTGCCTTGTCGTTGGTATGTTCCTTACTGGCTTCGATAGCAAGAAGCTAAACACACTCTATGTAGATAAGAATTTGGAGTATCACGGTCTGTTGCAAGCCTTTAGTCGTACAAACCGTGTTTTGAACGAGAAAAAGCGGTTTGGCAAGATTATATGCTTCCGTGATTTGAAAAGTAATGTTGATACAGCCATCAGGTTATTCAGCAATTCCAATAATCCGGAAGAAATAGTACGCCCTACGTATGAGGAGGTAAAAAAGGAATACCAGCAGTTAGCCACGGACTTCTTACAGAAATACCCGGAACCAAGCAGCATAGATTTGTTGCAAAGTGAAAAGGATAAGAAAGATTTTGTGTTGGCTTTCCGCGACATTATCCGTAAACACGCAGAAATTCAGATATATGAGGATTACAGTGATGAAGCGGACGACCTCGGTATGACCGAACAGCAGTTTATGGATTTCCGAAGCAAGTATCTTGATATTCACGATACATTTGTTCCTTCGGACATGCCTTCACCCTCTCCAAACAATGGTGATGAGACACCAAGTGATGAAAGGTTGGAAGATGTGGATTTCTGTCTTGAACTTCTTCATAGCGACATTATCAACGTGGCTTATATCCTTGAACTGATTGCCAATCTTGACCCATATAGTAAAGATTATGCAGAACGGCGCAAGAGTATCATTGATACGATGATTAAGGATGCCGAAATGCGCAATAAGGCGAAACTCATTGACGGTTTCATCCAAAAGAATGTGGATGAAGATAAAGAGAACTTCATGCTGCAACGGCAGAAGGCAGACGGTACAAGCGAACTCGAAGAACGATTGAATCGTTATATTTCCATTGAACGTGAAAAGGCGGTGAACTCATTGGCGCAAGATGAGGGACTTTCTTCTGATGTGCTTAACCATTATCTGAAAGAATATGATTACCTACAAAAAGAACAGCCTGAAATTATACAAAAGGCTTTGAAAGAGAAACATCTCGGTTTGATAAAGACCCGTAAGGCTCTGACACGAATAATGGATAGGCTACGTAGCATTATCAGAACTTTTAATTGGGATTAAGATTATGGATAAGATAAAAGAACCGGGGTATGTGTATATCTTGACTAATCCAAGTTTTCGTGAGGATTGGGTGAAGATTGGTAAAAGCTCCCGCCCCGTAGATGTACGCTCAAAGGAACTTGATAATACGGCAGTACCTTTGCCTTTTGAAATTTACGCGACAATTAGAACTGTAAAATACAATGATGTAGAGAAGCATGTCCACAAAATCATTGACCGTTTGACTGATTTACGTATTAGGCAAAATCGTGAATTTTTCAATGTCGCTCCGCAAATAGCATTGGATATCTTCTATGATATAGCAAAAATAATAGAGGATGCAGTAGTTACCGTTTATAAAGACAACAAGCCAATAGAAAAAGACGAAAAAACAAAAGAACAGACTGATAGCCATAAACGTACAGTTAAACGTGGACGCTTTAAGTTCAGTATGGTAGGCATAAAGATTGGAGAATACATTACCTTTGTACCCACAAACACAAAGGTAAAAGTAGCCAGTGACGATTCTGTTGAATATGAGGGTCGCATTTACAAACTCTCTCCTTTTGTCGGTACTTTAATGCCGGAAGATAAGAGAAACACATCCGGTGCTTATCAAGGAGCAAAATATTTTTCATATAAAGGAAAAGTATTAGACGATTTGCGTAGTGCAATAGAGAATGCAGAAACAGCATCAGAAGAAAACGATATAGATAACATAGAATAGAAAATTATATGAGCGAAGAATTACAACAAAAACTCCGTGACCAACTTTGGGAGGTTGCCAATAGGTTGCGCGGTAATATGTCAGCCAGTGATTTCATGTATTTCACATTGGGTTTTATCTTTTACAAATACCTGTCTGAAAAGATAGAAGCATACGCCAATAATGCTTTGGTGGATGACGGTGTATCGTTCAAAGATTTGTGGAATATGGAGGATGAAGATGCCGTTGAACTACAAGAGGAGCTGAAAAAGCAATGTTTGGAAGGTGTCGGTTACTTCATAGAACCGATTTATTTGTTTTCATCGGTAATAGATCGGATAAAAAGGAAAGAGAATATATTGCCAATACTTGAACGGTCGCTGAAACGTATTGAGGATAGTACATTAGGGCATGATAGTGAGGAAGATTTCGGCGGTCTGTTCTCAGATATAGACCTCGCTTCTCCAAAGTTGGGTAAGACGGCAGATGACAAGAATACGCTTGTCAGCAACGTCTTGTTGGCTTTGGACGATATAAAGTTTGGAGTGGAAGCATCTAATGAGATTGATATTCTTGGCGATGCCTACGAATATATGATTGGTCAATTTGCCGCAGGAGCCGGGAAAAAAGCCGGAGAGTTTTATACACCGCAAGAAGTCAGCCAAATATTGGCAGAGATTGTTTTTATTGGTCGCACACGGCTTCGCAATGTGTATGACCCGACTTGCGGTAGTGGTTCGTTGCTTCTTCGTGCGGCAAAGGTGGGTCATGCAGTGGACATTTATGGACAAGAGAAGAATCCGACCACTTACAACCTTGCCAGAATGAATATGCTGTTGCACGGCATCAGATTCAATAACTTCAAGATAGAAAACGGTGATACGCTGGAGTGGGACGCATTTGGCGATACGCAGTTTGATGCAGTCGTGGCTAATCCTCCGTTCTCCGCAGAATGGAGTGCTGCTGACAAATTCAACAATGATGACCGTTTCAGCAAGGCTGGACGACTTGCACCGAAAAAGACAGCCGACTATGCCTTTATCCTACACATGATTTACCACTTAAATGAGGGCGGCACAATGGCTTGTGTTGCACCTCACGGTGTACTGTTCCGTGGTAATGCTGAAGGTGTAATCCGTCGTTTTCTTATTGAAAAGAAAAACTATATTGATGCCATTATCGGTTTGCCTGCCAACATCTTCTATGGTACAAGCATACCGACCTGTATTCTTGTCTTTAAGAAATGCCGCAAGGAGGATGATAATATCCTGTTCATTGATGCAAGCAAGGAGTTTGAAAAGGTAAAGACTCAAAACAAACTTCGTCCGCAGCATATACAGAAAATTGTCGAAACCTATCGTGATCGCAAGGAAATAGAAAAGTATAGTCATCTTGCCACATTGCAGGAAGTCGCTGACAACGATTATAATCTGAATATTCCCCGATATGTTGATACCTTTGAAGAAGAAGCACCTATCGACATCAAGGCTGTAATGGCGGAAATTAAAGAACTTGAAGCTAAACGCGCCGAACTTGACAAGGAGATAGAGGGGTATTTGAAAGAGTTGGGGTTGGTTGAATAAAAGGAAGTGTAATGGCAAAGCGGTTTGAAATAAGAAACAGTACGGCAGAGTTCCTTATCTTCGCCATTGAAGATAAGGAAGATGGCATACAAGTGGTGTATCAGAATGAAACTGTCTGGTGTACGCAAAAAGCTATGGCAATCTTATTTGATTGCTCTACCGATAATATAGGTTTACATTTAAAGAACATATATGCCAGTCAGGAGTTGCAAAAAGATGCAACTACCGAGTTTTTCTCGGTAGTTCAAACGGAGGGTGAGCGTCAGGTAAATAGAAAAACGCTGTTTTACAACTTGGATGCCATTATCTCTGTGGGTTATCGTGTAAACAGTATCAGGGCTACACAATTCCGCCAATGGTGTACCTCTGTCATTCGCCAGTTCTCTATCCGTGGCTATGTGATAGACAAGAAACGTATGGAAAACGGCTCATTTATTGGCGAGGACTATTTCGAGCATTTACTGGCAGAAATCCGTGAAATCCGCCTTAGCGAACGCCGTTTCTATCAAAAACTTACGGATATTTATTCTACAGCCATTGATTACAATCGTGATGCACCTACCACACGGTTATTTTTCAAAAAAGTACAGAACAAAATGCACTATGCAGTGCACGGTCAGACAGCCGCAGAACTAATTGTGAATAGAGCCAATGCTGAAAAAGAACACATGGGACTGACTACGTGGGAAAATGCTCCTGATGGGAAAATAGTCAAGACCGATGTAAGTATTGCCAAGAACTATCTGAAAGGTATAGAGCTGGAAGATATGGGACGTTTGGTCAATGCCGTGTTGGATATGGCTGAACGTATGGCGAAGCGTCATATACCTATGACAATGGAGGACTGGGCAAAACGTATTGACATCATTCTTGAAGCCGGTGGCGATGCTGTCCTTCCAGATGCAGGTAAGGTTACGGCAGAATTCGCCAAGAAATTTGCCGAAACTGAATTTGAAAAATACCGTATCATCCAAGACCGTTTGTTTCAGTCTGACTTTGACCGATTAAATGACAATGATTTACCTTCACTTGATTTTAACGATTAAAATTGACAATTATGGCAGAAAATAAAGATAAGAAAGTCCTTAATGTTCCGGCTTTGCGATTCCCGAAGTTTAGTGGGGAGTGGAAGCGTGAAATTCTAAACGATGTCTGTACGTTTCATAATGGTCGTGCATATAAACAAAATGAGCTTTTATCAGATGGAAAATATCGTGTTCTTCGTGTTGGTAACTTCTTTACTAATGATTCATGGTATTATTCAGATTTGGAACTTGATGATGAAAAAGTTGCAGTAAACGGGGATTTGTTATATGCTTGGTCTGCTTCTTTTGGTCCTCGTTTTTGGACAGGCGAGAAAGTTATATATCATTATCATATTTGGAAAATTGATTCGTTCCAACAAGTTTCAAAAGAATTTCTGTTTTATTTTTTAGAACGGGACACAGAGAAAATAAAGAATGAAGTACAGGGTGGAACTATGGTTCATATTACAAAAGGAGATATGGAAAAGAGAGAAATTCTATATCCCTCTATTTTGGAGCAAAGCAAGATTGCTCGCTTATTATCTTTGCTTGATGAACGTATCGCTACCCAGAACAAAATCATTGAG